TTGAAGGTTACAACCCAGTTGTCGCGTGTGATTGAGTGTTTGATGCCTTCGATGATGAGAGATTTTGTGATTTGAGCGCCGACGTCCTGTGGGGTGCGTTCCACTGTGATCCTGTCACCAATGTCCAAGGTGACACATGGCGACTGGTAGGCGAGATCCCGACGGACATTCACTGACATTTCGTCAATTCGCATTTGCGGGTCTTTGTATTGAGCGAGACGATAAAGACTGGTGTTGACGAGGAAATAGGCGGCGTCGGCGATGAAGTTGTCGATGTTGAGGGCGCGTTTAAAATATTTGCCTTGGCTGGTGGTGTCGGCGCTTGTGTAGCTCGAGTTGTCCGGCTGGGTGACAGTGATTTCGTTGAAGATGTAGCGGTCGTCGAAGGTGAGGACGATGTCGGCGTATTTGATTTCTCCCACGCCAGGGTTGTCGGAGAATGTGGCTTGGGAGGTGATGAAGTTGCCGGCGCCTTCAGCGTTTCGGTCGATAAACCGGATTTTTCCGTCGACTGACATGAAGAGGCGGCCTTGTTCTGCAACTTCCACTTCTTTCAAAGCGTCAAGGAATCCTTTTCGATTGACTTGTATTCCGAGGACTGTGGAGTCTCCGGTGTTGAGGTCGAGGCCGTCAGTCATCCAGTCGGCAAGGTCGGCGATGTAAGTGATTCTTTCGTCGGTGCGCGTGCCTTGCAGATAGGTTCCTATCCCGATTTCATAGCGCTCTAATACCTCGTCTGCTGTGAGCATGATTCCGCTGTAGAGGACGAGATGTTGGATTGAGCCTTTGTAGTAGTTGGTGAAGTTGTTGGAGGCTGTGCCGCTTTTGCTGATGGGCAGCCCTAAGGACATGAAGGCGAACTGATTGTCGACGACATCAGTGAATCCACCGGAGACGGTGGCGAGTTGTCCGTCGACGTACAGGTTGAAAGTGTTTCCAAATGAAGCGTCGGATTGATAGACGAGGGCGACGTGGTGTGGTTTGCCGTCGTTGACAGTCACTTGTGCGTTTTTGGTTGTCATCGTGTTCGAGGTTCCACGATGACCAAATTGGGCGACGACAGTGGCGTTTCCGCCTGAAACGACTAGGCCACAGGTTCCGCCATGGATGAAGTCACGGTGGTTCCAGATGCCATAGTTTCCTGTGGTGTTTTCTGTTGTTTGGATCCACATTTCAGCGGTCCACGAAGAGGCTGTTGCGCTGATGGGGTTGAGAATGAGAAGCGTTTTGTTTCCGTCAAAGGATGAGGATGTGGCAGGTTCGTCGGCAATCAGCGCTTCGCCCGGTGTGCAATATGAAGCCACACCACCGCTTGAAGCTGCCCAAGCAGCGGACCTAGCCGACCATTTTTCAATCTCGAAGGCGTATTGGCTGCCGTTGAAATCTGCGAGGGGATACCAGGCTGTCGCAGACGCATCTGTGATTGTCTTTCTCCACAAGGAGGGGAGTTTGTATTCGTTGAGGGCTTTGAAAGCGTCGGTTGCGGTGACAGCCACGGTCGACTCGTTTGGCCAAGAATACGACTGGGGCCATTGGTCAATGAATCCGAAGAAGATGGAGCGGATAGTGCCGCCGGCTGGGGTGACTCGGATTCGGATGGGGCGAAGTGGTGTGAGGTTTCCGTAGTAGGTGCCGGCGCTGTTTTCTGGGTCGAAGAGTCGGGTTCGGTTGTCGAGAAGTACCTGGCAGGAACCGGCCGAATAGGTGTCCAGTTCGGAGGATCGGCCACGCGAGGTGGAGACTTCTCGGACGTGTTCGGTGATGTCGGTCCAGTTGATGGATGCGAGTGTGGAGCCGAGTGGGACTCGACCCGACCCTGCTGTCGTGGAGAAACCAACCTCGACTGTCAAAGCCATTCCGTCGAAGAGCAGCTCGGTCATAAACGCCAGCCTGGTCCGGAGCGGCGTTCATAGCTCGAGATGGCTTCGACGATGGTTTGGCCGATAGAGGCTTTGTCGGCGGTGGGGGAGACTGTGACGTTGATTGTCACATTGCCTCCGCCACTGCCACCCATGCTGCCGCCAGCGTTGGAGAGAAGTGCTTTGTTGGTGGAGAAGGCGTCAATGATTCGGCCGTAGCCGGAGGGGACGAACAGTTCTGGGCCTTTCTCGCCGACAAGGTATGGCATACCGGCGCCGACAGGACCACCACCGGCTCGAGGTTCGATGTAGTCGCTGGAGTATTGGAGGATCTCTGCCAAGCCCGGCGCGTTTTCATCGGCGCCGATAACTCGGAGGAACTCTCGAAACTTTCGGATTGCTTCTTCAGTTTCAATCCGAATCTTCACAACCGGATCTTGAGCAGCCACCACCAACAAGTCATAGGCCAGTCCTTGGAGATGCTTTCTGACTGGACTGTCTGGTGCGAGTGTCGCAGCGAGTTCGGCAAGTTTTCGGGACTGAACTAAGGCGGCTTCTCCGCTTGTGACGGATTCACCCTTCGCCAGTTTTTGAGCCACAACTAACTCAGCGAAAGTTTCTGCCTGGTCTTCCAAAGTTTTGATGAGGTCAAGTTCTTTTGTTCGGCGCTCATCGACTGTTAAACCACCATTGGCGAGAGCGTCGTTGTATTCCTTGACAGCCTTGCGGCTGTTGATTTCTGCTTCCTCGTTGCTGATTCTGGTGTCGTTGAGTTCTTTTGTGGACTTGATGAGTCCGTCGATTTGCTCTTTCGAGTTTGCGACTTCAGCAGCCAAATCCGCCTCGGCTGTGGCCTGATCTAAAGATTTGTTTTCGTTCAAACCCTTTTGAATGTTGAGTTGCCGGATGACTTCCTGTTGCTGGTTGTAGGCGTCGATGCTGTTGTAGAGAGTTTGAATGAGTCCGACGTCAGCGGATTCTGTTTCGATGAGGCGGAGGATAAGTTCGTTTTGTGCGCCTCCAGCCTCCTTGAGTGCCTTGATACGCTTTTCATATTGGATGCTCCCCTTGGCAAAGTCTCCTCGAGCCAAAGCCTCGGCGTCGGACTGGCTAATTAAGGCGTCTCGGTTGTCGTCAAGGACATCGGAGAACTGGGAGACTGTGATGCCGGCTTTGTTCAAATTGTCGATTTGGTTTTTGGATGCCAGGATGGCGCCGACGGTTGTTTGAGTGTTGGCCGTCATTGCCCCGGTGAGTTTGTCGAAGGTCGGGATGAGGGCGTCGATATCTTTTTTCACTGCCGCTTGTTCGTCTTTGTAGTTCTTGTAAGCAATGCCGCCAACGATGGCGGCAGCTCCGACCGCTAAGACTGCCGGACCAAGAACAGCCATTCCGCCAGCAGCAGCGGCAGCGCCAGTAGAAGCTGCACTGGTTGAAATGTTCATGGACGCTATGGCGCCTTGGGTGCTGATTGCTTTTGTCGCCATGTCGGCGATAGCCGTTCCAGCGGTTTTCATTGCCGAGGTGGCAAGACTGAAAGACGAAACCAGTTTCGGTCCAATAAGTGCAATGCCGGTAAGGCCAATCAGACCGGTTTGGACTGGACCAGGAAGAGCGGTGAAAGCCTCCGCCACAAGGGTGACTGTTTTTTGAATTTCGGTGTAGACGGGAAGAAGCGACTTTCCAAGTCGCGCTGAGGCGTCTTCCATGGCTGCTGCTGCTCTTTGCTGCTGCCCTTGGGCTGTGTCCGCTTCCTTCCCAAACTGTCCTTGGGCAAACGTGGAGCGTTCCGTGATAAGTGCGAGAGTGGCTTGGCCTTTGGCGTATGCACTGACAGACGATTCGGAATCGGCCAAGCCCATCGAAACAGCTTTGGCACTGATCTCTGAAGCTTTGAGGGCGATACCGAAACGCTCGAGGGGATCGAACTCGCCTCGAAGAGCAGACCCCAAAGCCGAGACAGCGTCGTTGGTGTTGCCGCCAAGAGTGGCCGCCAAATCGGCGCCAGTCTTAGTCAGGAACACAGACTGTTTCGCTGCCTCTTCTGCTGAAAGCCCAGCACCCTTCAAAGAAGCGCCGAGACGTGACGTCAGCGAACGAGCAGCGTTCTCCGACAGGCCGACTAGGTCGGCGGCGCCTTTTGCGAAGTCGTTGATGGGTCCGGCAGCTTCTTCGAAGACGGCTGCTGTTCCGCCGATTGACTGTTCCAGATCGCCGGCCGCTTTGACCAGTTTTTGAGCGCCGATAAGGACAACGCCTCCGAAGAGGGCGGTTCGGAGAATGTCGCCAGACTTTTTGGCGTTTTGTCCGAAACCGCTGAGTTTGCCTTCCGCTTTTTGAAGTTCTCGTTGGAGTTGTGCGGCGTCACCTACAACGGCGACCCTTACTTCACGTTTGTCACCGGCCATCGGTTTTCCTTACTCGTCCCAACGCTTAGCGTCCGAACCGTATTCGGCGGATTCTCGGCGTCTCGTTTGAACTTCGAACATAGCGTCGAGGTAGTGGTCGGGTTCCTCTAAAAGAACGGACATGGGGATACCCGAGTCAATCGCCAGCGCTGCTATAGCGAGGGTGAAGAACTCGGGTCCGTAGGGGTTTCTTCTTCTTCTTCTTCCGAAAGAATGTCAACCCCATCAACGGTTTCCATCCATTCGTCGAAGTCGGGAAGGTCGCTGCTGATTCGTTTTTCTGCACACCATCCGAAGAACCACAAATGTTCGGTGTAGATGCCGCCATCTGAGAACAGGTTAGAGACTGGCATTTTGAACTGTCGTTCGAATTTGACGGCGTCGACCTTGCGGCCTGGTGCTTCGACGAGGGTTCCGTCTTGGTGTGTGATTCGGTATTTTGCGAACATGGCGGGCTGTTCCTTTATCGGAGGGCGGATTGGACTGCTTTGTCGACTGCTTTGCCGGCGGCTTCGACGAGACGGTTTTGTGTCTCGAGGATGCCTGGGTAGACGTAGCGGCCTTTTTTAATGATAGGCCGGACGATGGTTTGGTTTCGTCCTGGTCCACGGTTTCTCAGAGATCCACCGAAGTCCAGCCATCCGAAGTATGGGGCTACGGATGATGTCCCACCGGCCAGAACGTAGAGAGTGTTGCCACCGGATCTAGCTTTCAAAGTGAACTGGGCGTACCCGGAAATCTTGGGGACTCGCCTCATAATGGCGGGAAGGGTGTTGAGGATGATGGCGGATTTGAGGTCTTCGCGTAGGACCGGGACGAGGTCCGGATGTATCTTTCGAAGATACTTCCGAACCTCGGCCAGGTTGCTGACGTAGACCCCAGCCCCTACAGCCACTAGCCGTTCTTGGCGATAGTGCTAGCTGCGCGCCAGCTGCCCGAAACGGTGATTGGGCCGTCGACCGGTGAATCGACTGAGAAGTCGAAGAAGCCGGTTCCGTACCAGTAGACGTTCGGGGCGTTCGTGATGTCTGGGTACAGATAGAACTTGCGGGCGTCACCATCGACAGCGGCGGTGTAGGACTGTGCGGTCGCATCGTCGAAGTAGCCGGAGAAGCTGCCCTGAGCGTCAGGAAGGCCCGAAACATAGACCTTGTTTGTGTCGCCGAATGAGGTGACTTCAGCGGTGTCGACAGCGAACTCTGCTGACCACTGCTTGAGGAATGCGACGGATGAAGGATTCGCTGCCGAGGTAGCGATTCCGAGGTAGAGGCGACCATTGCGGCCGTGGCGACGTGCCATTGGTTTCTCCTTGGGGAGTTGGTGGGGTCTGGGGTTCTCCGGTCACGTCGGGATGCTCGGGAGAGCTGCTACACATTCCAGCAGATGCCGGACATTATTGTCGAAAGTTCGGGTGGCGATTGCGTTTCGTGCCTCGAGTGCGACTGTTTGCCGTTCTGCCGGATGGTTCAGCCACCATCGTAGTTTCTCTCCGAACTCTTCGGGTGTTTCGAAGGTGGGCAACATGGAAAGAATCTGGTCGGATTCGGGGCGGGGTTCTCGGAGAAAGAAAGTTCCTGTGGCGGCGAGTTCCACTTCGCGTGGACCCATTGCCCAGCCTTGGTCATGGCCGGCGGCGCCTTCCTTGCGGTAAAGGTTCGCCGAGGTGTGGACTGAGGAATACAACTCGACTGTGTGTTCGTTGGGGAAACAGCCGGTTTGTTCGTGGATGAGGAACTGTTGGAGTGGTGACTGGTCGTCGAGTGCCTGCCAGTTTCCGGCGAAGGCGACGTCGATTCCGGTCCAGTCGACTTGTTCGAAGAAGTTGATTCGGGAGGGGAAGGCGGTTCCTACCCATCCGAAGTCGGCTCGGAGATCGTCGGAGACTGGGTGGCGGTAGTGGATTTCGGGGTCGTATGCCTGGGGGATGTACCAGGTGTTGGGTTGGGTTTGGCGGAATGTGTCGAGGTTGGTGGGGTCGTTGATGAATGCGGCGTCGGCCCTGGCGGCGATGGGCTGTTGTGAAGGATCCTCATACGGGGATTCTGTGAGGATGACTGCGATTCGGATTCCTCGAGATCGGATGATGTCGAAGGTTTCGGGTGGGACGAGGAAGGCGGAGGTGATGATGACGAGGTCGGGCCAGAAGTCGAAGCAGGTGGCGCGTAGTTGTTCGCCGACCATTCGGGCGGCGATGTGTCCTTTTTCTGTTTCGGGGACTTTGCCTCGGATGGCGTTTTCGGTGAAGGTGATTCGGTCGGAGAGGTTGAAGTTGTGGACTTCATTGCCGGAGCGTTTTAACGCTCGGAGCCATCCGTTGTGGACGTCTGCGACAGAGAATTCGGGGCCGGGTTCTACTGTGAGGATTCGCACTTAGCCGAGAACCTCGAGGTTCACTTCCACGCCAAGGTATTCGATGCCGCCGATGGTGAAGGTTCCTGGATTGTTCCAGGAGGTGACTCGGCAGGAATCGCAGGAACCATCGAGGGTGGGGTCGGCGTCGATGACATGGTAAATGGAATCGTTGCCTTGGCCCAAGAATTCGTCGAGGCGTTCCTGTCCGTGTTGGTCGTCTGCCCTGGTGAGCATGACCAAGACGCCATAGTTGACGAGCATTCCGTCAGTGTTGTCGGCGTCGTATTGTCCGGTCCCAAGTGAGACGACAGCTGCTGGCGGTTGAATCGTTGAGGGGATCCACTCGTAAATTCGGAGATTGTCGACGTTTTGGAGGGCGTCTCCAATGCCTGCTCTTACCGATGCGAGGTTCATCCGATGACCAGTCCTTGGCCGCCTGCACGTCGGTAGGGGGAGATCAGCATTTGGACGTCAGGGTCGAGGCGGGTGGAGACTCGGATGGCTCCGAATGCTTCGCCAGCTGCGAATCCTTCTGGGGTTTGCGCGCGTCGGTAGATGCGGGCGGCTTGGATGAGGCAGGCTTGGGCGATGGAGTCTGGGATTGCTGCCCAGCCCCATTTGGCGGTCACTTGGACTCGAGGGCGTCGGCCGGTGACGGGAAACAGTTTGGGGATGGTGGCGAGGATGCTGTTGTAGGGCTGGTTGGAGACTCCACCGATTTCGGCGTTCAAAGGTTCGAGGATGTATTCGTTGGTCGCCCAGGTCTGGTCGTAGGTGCCGTTGTCGCCTGTATCGGTTTTGATGATGAGGCCGACAGTGGTTGAGAAGTCGTCGACGACACATCGGATATGGGTGTCGGCGTAATAAACCCGAGGGGAGACTGAGGCGTCGAGGTAGAAGCGCCGGTTGGTGAAGGCGTCGATGGTTCGGGAGGCGACTTCGATGGCTGCTTCCATTTGGGCGTCTTCAGCGGTGCCGTAGTTCGCCGAGGGGAACAGGTAGGCCTTGAAGTCGTTGAGGGTGGTGTAGCCGTTGGTGATTGCCATTATTGGCTCCATTTGGTTCTGAGACGGGTGACGTTTTCGGCTACGGCTGACCACCGTTCCGAACCGGATTGTGACTCGAGGTGAGTGACGGTGGCGTGTGGATCGTAGACGTTACGGAATCCGGCGTCGACGGCTGCCAAGCATAGGTCGACGTCTTCATAGCCGTTCCAGTATCCCTCATCGAAGCCGCCGAGGCTGTGGAAGGTGTCTCGTTTGATGGAGAGACAGGCGCCGGTGATGGCGTCGACGTCGATGGGTTCTGAGGACCAGTCGATGGTGAGGTTCCATGCTTCGAGTCCTGGGGGCCGGTTGAAGTCGATGGCGACTCCGGCGGATTGGATTTGGCAGTCGGGGTAGATGAGTTTGGGGCCGACGATTCCGACGGTGGGGTCGTCGAGGTGGTTGGTGTGTGAGGTCCAGTTGGGGTGGACGATGGTGTCGTTGTTGAGGAAGATGAGGCGGTCGGCTGTCGCCCATTGTGCGCCTTGGTTGCAGGCGGCAGCGAAGCCGAGGTTGTGAGGGTTGTTGATGGTGGCGAGTTTTTCGGTTCCGTCGGTGGATCCGTTGTCGACAACAATGATTTCGTCGACAGGGTCGTGGCGGAAGATGGAGGCGAGACAGTTTTGGGTTAGTTCCAACCGGTTGTAGGTGGGGATGATGACAGCGATGGTCATGGCGCCGGGTCTTCTATGAGGCCGGTTTCTTCACAGAGTTTCCGCCAGGTGGCCCAGAGGTTTCGGTCGTCGAGTCCGCCGAGTTGCCGCCAGTTCGCCCCATAGGTGGGGTGGAGGTTGGTGGCATTGAAGGCGGCTGCTCCGTTGCGGGCTTTGGTGACCAGCTGCTCGAAGGACCGGTACTGGTAGTGGCGATAGTTGAGGGCGGCTGCTGGGATGCCGGGATGGTTAAAGACAAAATGATTTCCAAAGTCAATCCAAACGTCGGGGTGATAACGGAACGCTACTTTGCCCATTTTTTGGGGGGATTGGCGGCGATATCGGATTCGTTGGAATGGTGACGTTTCGGTGGGGTCGTCGTCGTCGGTCACGATGTGGTCCCAGCCGGTGGCGGTGTAGACGTCGGCGTCGGCTTGGTTGAAGAACTCTTTGAGGGTGCCGTCGGTCCAGTAGAAGTATTCGTCGGCGTCGAAGGGGAGGATCCAGTCGGCTCCGAATTGACTGTGTGCCATGTGGGCTAGGGCAGTCATTTTCTGGTCTTGGTAGTAGCCGACTTCGGGGTCTTCGATGACTGTGACTTTTCCGGTTCGGGTGAGGTTTTGGAGGAGGAATCCGGTGTTGTCGATGCTCATGTTGTCGGCGACGATGATGTGGTCGACGCCTTGGTCGAGGAGATGTTGGATTGTCCAGTCGACGATGTCTTCTTCGTCGCGAACCATGGTGATGGCGACGAGTGTCATTTGATTCTCCTGGCGGGTGTTCCGACCCATGTGGAGTTTGGTGGGAGTTCCTGTCTGGGGAGGACGACTGTTCCGGCGCCGATGGTTACTCGAGGGCCGAGGGTGGCGAGGTTGGAGATGACTGCTCCGGCTCCGATCTGACAGCCGGCGCCGATGGTGACGTCTCCACAGATTGTGGCTCCTGGTCCGATGGTGACGAAGTCGCCGATTTGCGCGCGTGTGATGAAGACGTTTCCGTTGATGTGGCTGTGTCGCCCTACACGGGTTTTCGGGCCGATGGTGGTGTGTGCGCCTATTACTACGCCCGGGTGGGCTTGTAGGGTCAAATGGAGGGCCGCTGAGGGATGGATGGCGATGGCGGCTTTGGCTGGGATGTCCATTTGTTCTCGGATTCGGCTGTCGTTGTGGCCGATCAAATATTCGTCGAAGAATTCGGCGTCGATACAGGGTCCGAGAATGTTGGGGCCGTCGACATGGTCGTCCAGATAGCCGACGAAGTTTTGGCCGGACGATTTGAGGATGGCGGCGATGTCTTGCCCATGACCACCGGCACAGAGGACAACCACTCTGTTCACAGTTTGTACGCCTTCGAACGTCTGACCCCAATGTGGAGGCAGCGTGGCTCGTCGTCAAGGTTGCCGAGATAGCCGAACCGGTAGCCGTCAGATTTGAGAGCTGCTGTCAGTTCGGCCTCGAG